TTGACTGGGAAGCTGGCGCATTGTACTGGAAATGCCAACGCGATCACGGCGTCAACTGGGAAACGCCGTTTCGCGACAAACTAGAGCGTCAGCTCGGCGACAAGGACTTGAAGTTCCTGATGGGAAATCTGCACCGGTTTCAAGACCAGTGGCTAATCATCAGCCTTATCTATCCGCCTAAGCGAAAGCCAGTTGACGCGACACCACAGGGCTCGCTTTTTTAGCGCGATCCCTGATGTGCGTGACATGCGCACCGCAATAATCCCGGACAGCACTTGCCACCATTGAACGGTGACAGGAATTCGAATCGGCCTCGAAGCAAAGCAACGCACAATTTGCCAAAGCAACCAACGCCGAAAGCTCGGCAATGGCATGGTCTTGCGTCTTGAGGTGCATCAGAAAGCCCTCGGTGTAGCGTTTCCAGTTCCCATCTTCACGATAGCGATCACGTACCGGCTTCGGGCAGCCCAGATCCACCATGTGGATATACTCACGCCCGGATAAATTCAGTGTATTCGCCAGAGCCTTCTTCGAAAAGCCTGGCTTCCGCGACAGGGGGAGCTCGCGAACATCAACAACCATGTCAATGCCGTGATCGCCGAGCAGCGCCATGAACGCTGCGATGTCAAGTCCCTCGTAACCGATGGTAAAAACAGTCATTGCTTGATCCCTCTACGCGGTGATTTTAACGATTACCTCCCTAAAGGTAGTCGTCATTTTTGGTCTAATCCTGCGGCGTCAAATAAATATCTCGCCTTAATGCGCGAAACATATAGCGCATATTAACACCCGATGAATTATCAGACTACCCATGCGGTTTTTTTATGCCTGCGATTTACCGCCCCACCACCCTTCACGTTTTGTTGTCCACGAAAAAAAATTAGCGTTACTGTTGACAATGTTTTAGCGTATCGCTAATGTTTAGCGTAACAGTTAACTTCAAGACGGACTTTACCGAGACACCCCCCAGTGAGCTCGCAGACGCCGCTGAATGCGCGATACGGGCGGCCATCAATCGGGATGAAGCGGTGTTTGTTTTTTACGGCGAAGTCCCTGTCAGGGCTCGGGTGCAAACAAATGCGGTTGACGTTATCGGCGTCTCAAAAAAATGATGCATTAAACGCAGGGGAACCACGATGAGATTTTCACTAGGAACCAACGAATGCCCACGCAGCTATTACAACACTGAACATGCTGTGGCAGGGGATTACATCAGACTGTTTGCTGAAGTGAACAGATTGCTGTCAGAACGCGGCAACGTCGTATTACGGAAACACGTTCATAACAAACAGGCAACACTTTACTCGCTCGACATCGACAAGTGCAGCGCAAAAGAGTGCGCACAGTTTTACGAAAACGTGACCAACTTGTTAGCCGAAGATAAGGCCGCTCTGGCGCGAGAGGCCAATACCGCCGGTAAAACATTGCAACATGCGTATTCGTCGTTCGCCGGGTCTATTCCCATACCAGCCAACAAAAGGCATTGACAAAGCAGGCTGGCAATTCATGAAACACAAAGCCTGGCGCATTCAGGCCGCCGGACGGGTGTTCAGCATGATCGACCCGGAGGGCTGCACCGAAGCGCAAGCACTGGCCGAAGTAAAAGCGCGCTGGCCAGATGCAAAGATTGTAAAGAATACCCACGGCAGCCGGACAGCTTCGCCCGGCATTCAGCGCAAGGAAGCGGTTTTTTAAGAGGTAATGAAATGACAATGACCAGAGACGTAGAACTTGAATGGCTTGGGTTTTATCAGGAAATCAACCAGATGACTGGACTGAACTACGAAACCACCGAACAGTTGATCAAGGTCTTCAATCGCAATCACCCCGGAAAATTGATGCGAGATTTAACGGTTAGCGAGCTGACTGAGTGCCTGGGCGAAGCCTTGGTGACGCTCTACCCGGAATCAGAGGCGCGCATCCTGCAGAAACGGAAGATGTACTCGAAAGATATCGTTGTGCACAAAATACATCCTCCGCATGAACAGGCGCCAGAACCCACATTGAAACAACGCATCAATGCGGCACTTTACCTTTTTTTGCGTTCGGCATCCGGCACAGGAATTCGCACAAAACTAACCCTCACCTACCCGGAACACATTGTCGATGACGATGTGAACCAAGAGGCGTGCAAGTTTATCGGAGAAATCCTGCTTGCGTCGCTAGAAGCTCAGCCTCCTCAGGTGAGTCAGCAGATTTTGCAAGATCAAGCCGAACGCCTGTCTTCTGATGATGAATATCTACGATGCAGTGACAAAAATCATTTGAAACCTCAATGACATCGCCGATGTTGAGCTGCCTGTCGGACTCGTAAGTCCGAGGACAGGAATCATCACCATCAACGATGTATTTCAAGCGGTATTTAAACATGGTTAAGCCCTTTTGTTGGTTGGGGTTGTTTCTGGGAAAAACACCATACCAGCCAACAAAAGGCACTATCAACAGGTACCGAAAATTGACAACCAACCACCACCCGCAAAACAGCGGCTTAACAATAAAAAGGTAAAAAAACGATGCAAACCTACAACTGCAAAATAGCCATCATCGACACCATCAGCCCCGGATTTATCCAGCTGCCCGCCAACCTGGACACCGATGCGGTGACGCTGATCGCCAGACAACTGAACGCCCGCATCAAGTATGTTCGCCACGGACTCAGGACGGTGCAGGCATGAAAAAATCAAACAACCACATCATGCTGGATCTGGAAACCATGGGCAACGACTCACAAGCGGCCATATTCGCCATCGGTGCTGTGCGCTTCAACACGACAAGCGGGATAACGGACTCGTTTTACATGCTGGTCGATCTCGCGTCATCCATGCAGGCAGGCATGACCGCTAACGCCGACACCATCAAATGGTGGATGCAGCAATCGGATGACGCCCGCAAAGCGATTTACACAACAGCGCATAATCTGGAGGTAGCCCTGCAACGCTTCACCGATTTCGCCGGAGCAGATCGGGACAAGCCGATAGTCTGGGGATGCGGCGCCGATTTTGACAACGTGATACTGGCATCAGCCTATCGCCTGTTAAAACGCCCAAACCCCTGGGAGTTTTACAACAACCGCTGTTACCGAACGCTGAAAGGAATGTATCCACAAGTAAAGGCCGTCCGAAAAGGCACCTATCACAACGCCTTTGACGATGCCGCCAACCAGGCAGAACACCTGCTGGCCATTGTTGATTATGCAAATATTGAGATTTAACCCATGAGCAAGCTGAGGAAACGCCAACACAATCCCCTCACGCGACTTCAGCGCACGCTGAATGACTTGCGCATGTGGTCGTGGAAGTCGGACTTCAGCGACGAGGGAACCCGGTTTTTGCACATCGAAGCCAAGCTGCACCCGCTGATGCCATACGTGCCGATCACGGATCCGGCATTACTGGAAGGCATTATCAGTTACCGGTTTAACTGGAAGATTTGTGCCAGGGTGTTATGCAACAACGGCGCAGATACATGGCTTGAAAGCTGCGAAACGATTGCCAAGCAGAGACGCCTGAGAGACGTTGAACACATTTATGTAGCCATGAAAAACGAAGCCATGAGCAGCCAGCAGAAAGCACAGATCATTGACGTGGGCTGGATCGCCCAGACGTTTTTAAGCAACCCGGACTCGAAAGAAGACTGGTATCAGGAACACCGGGGTGAAGTCAGCGAAGCACGGCAAACGCTTTACCTGTTTGCGCAAGAAATGGAAGCGGCATGAGATAGATGGCCGCAAAACAATCACACAGCAAGGCAAAGAAAATGGCAGCAAAACCCATCCGAAAACTGGTCGTAAAAACCAGCGAATACATAGACAACGTGACGGGCAGAAACAAAGCCCGGTGGTTACAAGTGGGCATAATGTTCAAGCACGATGATGGCAACTTCAGTATCAAGCTGGAAGCCCTGCCCATCGCCAAGGACTTCGACGGCTGGATAAGCCTGTTTCCCATCGACGACCAGAAACCACAAGAACCACAACAGCCCGCGCCACAGCGGCAGGCAGCGGCACCCAGACAACCCGCTCAGCAAGCCTATGCGGGCAGCCAGGCATACCAAGCGCCACAAACTGAAGATGACAACATACCGTTTTGAATGAGGTGAAAAAATGGAAGAGCAATTAGAGTTAATCGCCCTGATCGGACAACTGATGTACGTCGGATCAAAAATGGCCAGCGAGCTAACAACGCTCACTCATGCCGCGAGGGAGTGCGGCAGCGAACTGCAAGAAGCAGAATGTTTTGTTGATGAGTGGGTTGAGCTGACGAGTGCAATCGCTCAGAGCGAGACGTTATGAGCGACTGCAAAAAATGCACGAAATGCGGGGAAATAAAGCCGATTGACATGTATTGGCGAAATAACGCAAACAGGAACGGCAGGTCAAATCAGCGCAAAACCTGCTGCAAATCGCTTCCGTCCGTCATCTCACAAACGCAACGCGGACGGGCGCGACTGGAACGCGAAACCATAAATCACATGATCGCGCGATTTCTGCGCGGAGAATTTGCACGATGACAACAATCAAATCCGCCATGGCTTGCGCGATGGCGTTTACGCTCATGGCCTGCGCCGGCGCAATCGTCGCAACGCCTGACGACATGGGCATTGACCAGATGATTCAGCGTGACATTGGCTTGTTTAGCGTTGACGTGCGGGAGCATAGCGACAGTAATTGCCGCCGTGTTTTTCAGACGATTGAGGAAATCTGGTATGTGGCCTGTAAGGATAAAAACCAACTGATCGTGAGGATGGAAGATGAGTAAGACAGACGCGATAATCATCATCGGCATACTGTTTGCCGTAAACATCATCGCCATGGTGACGCTGCCATGAGCTCCGCAGATATTTTAATGGTAATGGCAATTACCAGCTTCATTGCCGCACTGGCGATGGCCGCGAAAATAGCAGGAGTGTAGCATTGAACCCAACGACATTCACGAACGATGAAACAACGCTACGCCACCCGCACTTCAATCTGACGCCCCAGTGCACGAGCGGCAGCTTCGATCTGGTCGAAGCGCGACGCATGGTTGAGATCGAACAGCCGATCCACCTGCGGCAGATGCCAACCCAGACGGCGGGCAAGGTCGGTCTTGCGCAAGCCCTGATCGGTCATGGCCTGATACACGCCCAGCTTGCCACACTCAAGGGCAGAAGGGCGCACCGTCGGGCGACCATCGGCAGCCGATGGCACGGGCAAGGGCGCACGGGCATCGACATAAAAAGACAAGGCAGTCTCCAGCGCATCGACGGCCTGCAAAAGCGCCTCATCGTCATCCGCGCCGAAGGTGATCGCCTCCGGCACATCGGGAAACGTCACCAACACGGTGCCGTTGTCCGGGGTCAGGGTCACAGGGTAATCGAACATGATGCCTCCTTATTTCAAGCCAAGCTGACGTTTGATGGCGGCCTCCAGCCCCTTGCCGAGCTCGGCAGTGCCGTGCATGGGCAGCGTGGACTGCTTGCCATTCAGAAAAACTTTCAGATGCGAACCCTTTCCCGCTGCGAAGGTCGCGCCTTGCTGTTCGAGCCATTTCTTCATCTGTTTCGAGTTCATGAAACGAATAGTAAACACTTCTGTTGTGTTTATCAAGAAAAACGCAACACTGATGTTTTTTTGACTTCTCTCCAGGAGAGGCAGCAATGAACGACGATTATGATGACAGGATAAATGATTACAACGAAAACACTTGTCTGGTCTGCGGTGACGACTATGGCGATATCGCTGACGAAGTGCTTGTCTGCGGGGCCTGCGAAGATTGCCGAGCAACGTATAGCGCCGAAGAAATACTGGATAAAATTTTTTGACGTTTTGATTCGAAAATGAGGTAAACATATGTCAGCATTATTTTTAACCAAAGAAGAATTACAAGAGCTGACCGGGTACACACTGCTGTCAAAGCAAGCTGCGTGGCTGAAAAGCCACCGCTACATATTCGAGCTGGACAAGCGCTGCGCCCCTAAGGTGTTACGCTCGCACCTGATTGAGAAAATGACAAAATCAACGGCACAAGTGACGGCGGCACCCAACTTCGAGGCGTTAAAACGTGGCAAAAAAACCGCCTAGATTTGTCAAAAAGCGAAACACCTATTTTCACGTAGGCTATAAGCGCGTCATTATCACCCTGCCCGGCGGACAGTCTAAGGTGATCATCAAACGCCCCTATACTTCGCTTGGCAATGACTTGCAGAAAGCCATCTTGAAGTGGGCGGAAGTCGAGGTCGATCTGACTGTTGAAGCCGACACATTTAACGCTTTGGCTGCGAAGTACAAGCAGGAAGTGCTAACGCAAAAGCGGCCGAACACACAAGACATGCAAGGCCGCTTTATGAAAAAGCTTTGCGCCGTCTTCGGGCACATGCAGCTTAACGAAATCAAGCCGCCCCACATTGCTGAATATCTCGATACCAGTGAATTCAAAATTACAGCAAACCGTGAAATACAACTGATGAGCGCGATGTATACAAAGGCCATTCGCTGGGGATGGTGCGAAACCAACCCAACACAGAGCATCAAGAGAAACGAAGAGAAGCAACGAACCCGCTATATCACCGATGAAGAATTCATGATTTTACGGGCGGGAGCCGACGAAGAGCTGCTTTGCATCATTGATATTGCTTACAGCACTGGATTGCGCATCAGCGATATTCGAAACATCCGAAGAAAGCGGCCAGACAAGGAAATCATGGAGTCCCGTGTAAAAAAGCAAGATATAGAATTCTCCTATCTTGATGGCGATTTGCTCTACTCCGAACACATCAAAACAGGAGCCAGGCAATACTTTTACCTGACCGGCTTCTTGCTGGATGCCGTAAACCGCGCCAAGGCAATGGAAAGAAAGGTATCTTCACCCTTTCTTTTCTGCACTCGCCAAGGAAAGCCTCACAGCAAATCAGGATTTGATTCCAAGTGGAAGCGATTCAGAGAGAAAGTAGGCTTGCTCGACATTCACTTTCATGACATCCGAGCCAAGGCCGGAACAGATGCAAAAATGATGGGCAAGAATCACCAGGCACTACTCGGGCATACCGATATTTCACAGTCTGAAAAATACGTTAAAGCACGCATGATTGAGGAAATCGAACCGCTGGATTTTAATGATAAATTGATGCTAAAAAGCGGTCGCGAATGAAGAAATCCAGTCTGCAAATTGACGGTGATTTACTGGCCAGATACTGAGCTGGAGCGAAGGGGGCATAAAAAAACAATATATTTTGTAGAACGGGGCGCTTGTAGTGTAGAACCTTGAAAGCCGACTTAATTTTAAGTCATTGCAAAGCATTGAAATATATAACATAAATTGGTCGGGACGGCAGGATTTGAACCTGCGACCACATGCACCCCATGCATACCACCAAAGAATTATAACTCATTGTATACAATAAACATTTATTGGTCGGCGCTCTACAATGGCTATTTTTCACTCTCTTTATTTATCAACAAGTTATAGACATCTATTTTTGATTTGTAGAACGATTTAGTAAGCACCGCGAAAGGCATTGCCGCAGGATTCAATAATCTGTTCGTTGTTTATGGTTCAATCTCCGATCAGTTAAAAACCAAGCTCGATTCTAAATGCTTTGGCCTTAAGTTCAGCATGGGTCATGGTTGGGGGGACGCCGTGATATGCAGTTCAAGGCCAAGCGCATGAGTTACCTTGAGAACACTGGCAAAGCTCGGGTTGCCCTGCGGGGAAAGCGCCTTGTACAAGCCTTCTCTGGTCATGCCTGCCGCCTTCGCCAGTTGCGTCATGTTGCGGGCTCGGGCGATATCGGACAGTGCCGCACGGATGAGACTGCCGTCACCGGAATCCGCTTCGGCGCAGGCATCCAGATACATGGCTTCTTCTTCGCGGGTTCCGAGGTAATCGGCGGCATCCCATCGGGTGAATTGTTCGGTCATAGTTCAGGTACTCCACTCTTTGGCCAGTATTTGGGCGCGTTTAATGTCTTGTTGCTGGCTGGATTTGTCACCGCCGCACAGCATCACGATCAAGGACTTGCCTTCCTGGATGAAATAGAGCCGGTAGCCGGGGCCGTAAAAAATCCGCATTTCGGAAACGCCCTCCCCAACCGGTTCGACATCGCCCAGATTGCCCAGCGAAGCTTTTTTCAGCCGGGCATTGATCCGGCTCACGGCCATTCTGTCGCGCAGGTTGCCAAGCCAGTGTTTAAACGTGTCGCTTGCGATGATTTCATACATGCCGTAATTGTAAACTGTGGTACACACATTAGCAAACCGCGAAGTTTGACAAACTCCCCCCCACCGCGTTAGGCTGTCCGAACTGAAACTAAATGCGGACAACCGCACCCGACAGCCTCGCGGTTTTTTTGTGCCTGAAAAAGGCAATCCAGCCAGTTTATGGTCGGGTCGAGAGGCGTAATACAATACCGCATGTCGGAAATATGCCCGGAGCTTCATTTAGGCTTCAGTTGAGACCCGATTTATCCCCGGATAAGTCGCTACATACTAAAACTAAATGGAAAATATCATGTCAAACGTAATCCCGTTCAAATTCAAAACCACCGAAGTAAGAACTCTCGAAATCAATGATCTGATCTGGTTCGTTGCAAGCGATGTTGCCAAAGCGCTGGAATATTCGGCAGCCAAAGACATGACCCGCATGCTGGATGAAGATGAAAGGGGTGGGCATATTGTGCCCACCCCCTCCGGTGATCAGGAAATGACCATCATCAACGAATCCGGCTTGTACCATGCCATCCTGAAAAGCCGCAAGCCCGAAGCGCAACCTTTCCGCAAGTGGATCACTACCGAGGTGTTACCGGCCATTCGCAAAACCGGCCGGTATGATGCGACTGCCGAACCCAAAGCCGAACCCAAACCCAAAACCAAACCCAAGGCACTGCCCAACGGCCTGACTGTTGACCAGCAAGACGCTATCAAATCGCTGGTTAAGTCCCGAGTGTCATCGCTGCCGCAAGACAAGCAAGCGAAGGCGGCGATTACCTGCTGGTCGGCATTGAAATCAAAGTTCGGCAAATCCTATAAAGAGATTGAGCCGGAACAGTTCACCGATGCGGTTAGCCTGATCGCACGGGTGGTGCTCGAAGGCGATTACATTCCCGCTGGCGAGACCCCGGCGCAACCCAAGCCAGCGGTACAGACCGTCACGGCTACCCAGGTGCAGCAAATCCGTGAGCGTTTGCGTTTTGCCTTCGCCGGGTGGGTGTTCTCGCGGGATGAATCGCAAAAGTTGTTGAATCGCATCCGGGCAGAAAACAACATCGAGCAGATTGAGGATTTGCCCGCCGACCGACTGCTGCCGGTGTTGGAGCTGATCGAAGTGGCCAAAAAAACCAATCTACAGTTTAATGGGTTGATGGTCGATTTGAAAAACTGGTACCTGAAAGAGTACATTGGTGCCGGTGCGCCCTGGACACCGTCCTTAAAGCGTAAGCTGCGTGAGCGTTTCGGCGAGGAGTTGCCAGAGCGCCCCAACTGGCGCGAAATCGAATCGCGACTGAGTGCCTAAGAAGGTAGTATGCGCAAAACAAATTCTGGAGGATAAGATTGTGTCAAATTTATCATGCGTTGAAATTTGCGCAGGAGCTGGCGGTCAGGCGCTGGGGCTTGAAAATGCCGGTTTCGATGCCCATGCACTGGTTGAAATTGATGACCGTTGTTGTGAGACTTTGCGATTCAACCGCCCAAACTGGAATGTCATTGAAGGTGATGTTAAAAACTTCAGTGGTAAGCCATACAAGGGCGTAGATTTGCTGGCCGGTGGTGTGCCTTGCCCTCCGTTTTCGAAAGCTGGCAAGCAGCTGGGTAAGGATGACGAAAGAGACCTTTTCCCGGAAGCATTGCGACTTGTAGACGAAATCCGTCCCAAAGCGGTAATGCTGGAAAATGTGCGAGGTTTTCTTGATGCAGTGTTTGAGGACTATCGTCTAAAGCTTAAGCGTGAGCTTCAACTAATGGGTTATGTTGTGGACTGGCGTTTACTTAATGCTTCAGATTTCGGTGTTTCACAGTTACGCCCCCGCGTGGTGATCATAGCTATAAAGAAAGACCTTGCCGGAAACTTCCAGTGGTGTACACCTCTTGACCATAATCCCCCAACGGTGGGTGAGCTATTGCTGGACAAGATGAAAGAAAATGGTTGGCGCGGTGCAAACAAATGGGCAAAGCAGGCTGATGATATTGCACCTACAATTGTCGGTGGTTCGAAAAAGCACGGCGGCCCCGACTTAGGGCCGACACGAGCTAAAAACGCTTGGGCGTCACTTGGTGTAAACGGAATGACAATTGCGGAAGAAGCCCCCGAACGTGATTTTGTGGGTATGCCTCGCCTTACTGTTGACATGGTTGCTCGTATCCAGGGCTTCCCGGATGACTGGAAATTTTTAGGTCGAAAGACTCCGGCATATAGACAAGTTGGCAATGCCTTTCCTCCACCAGTAGCGGAAGCGGTAGCAAAACAAATTCAAAGCTGCTTAACAGCTAAAAAGATTTATTCAGTTGCAGTCTAGGGATAACAATAAATGGGGAAAAAACCGGGGGCACGGGCAAGACTAAGAGAGCATTTTTTAGCTAATATTGGACGAGTTATGTTTTCCGATGAGCTAAGGGAAGTGTCAGGCGGCATTAGCGAGTGGGCGCGTAGAGTGCGAGAATTACGCACTGAGGAAGGATATCAAATTCTCACACACAATGACCGAAGCGAACTAAAGCCCGGTCAATACCTGTTAGAAAACTCGAAACCAGAACCAGCCTTTGAACGTGGAATTTCGAAAGAAACACGCGCTTATGTTCTTGATCGAAACGGCTTTACTTGCCAAATGTGTGGAGCTGTGGCTGGCGAGTCACATCCTTATGACCCAACAAGAAAAACACGTTTACACATTGGTCATATAGTCGATAAATCGCAAGGCGGCGACGATGATCCAAGTAACTTACGGGCGCTTTGTTCAGTCTGCAACGAGGGAGCATCAAATTTAACTCTTGAGCGTCCTTCTGTTCAAAAGTTAATGATCCAGGTTAGACGTGCAAAAGGTGGTGATCAAATTGAACTACTTAAGTGGCTAATCGGAAAATATCCAAAACAAGCAAAAGCGATTATTGATCCTGTTTTATAACAATAGTTCATGGCGTGGTTTGCTTTTACAAATGCCGGTTTGCCGGTTACGAGGTGATTTTTATGTTCAGGTTCTTGTTGTGTTTTGCCATGGCGGTCGCGGCGGCTCTGCCTGCTTTTTCGTCTGCGGAAGTTTTTAAATGCACCCTGAACGGGTCGCTGGTTTTTTCGGATAAGCCGTGCGGGGACAATGCGGTTGTTGTTGAAATGAAAAAGACCGCGCCACCAGCGTCATCGCCGGTCGTTACTCAGGATATGTCTGCCTTGACGAACCTGACCCACGAACTGGCGCTCAAGCGCCGGAAGGCTGAGCTGAACAAGGAAATTGACAATATCATGACTGAAATCGCCGCGACGACGCGGCTTATGGATCTTGAGCTTCAGTTGCTTCGCGAGAAAAAGCAGTATGCGAATAACAATCTGGCCGGGGCGGCCTGGGAGCAGTCGATCTCTCAGGAGATGACGGCCATTACGGAAAGGTACAAAATCAAGGTGACGTCGCTGGAAAATCGGCTCGCACAGGCGCGAACTGAACGCGCCGCGCTGAATTAACCAGCTGTCTTCAAACAGTCAGGTCTGAATGTTGACACAAATTGCAGCGGAGTTATAATAACCCCACGAGAACAGGGCGGAGACTGGGGGGTGAAGAGCAAAGACTTGATCAAAATGCTGGAAGCAGATGGCTGGAAGACCGTGAGAATAAAAGGCAGTCACAACCATCTACAACATCCAGCAAAGAAAGGCACGATCACAGTACCACACCCGAAGTCACACCTTGGAATCGGACTGGTGAACAAAATCAAAAAATCTGCCGGCATCTGATGTCGGCATCATCTTGAGGTTAGCACTATGCTGTATACAGTTATTATAGAAGTCGGCGACGATGACACAGCGTGGGGTGTGGAAGTGCCGGATATTCCTGGCTGTTATTCTGCCGGGGATACTCTGGATGAGGCTATTGCCAATGCAAAAGCGGCTATCGAAGGTCACCTTGAGGTGTTGGCTGATGGCGGCGAGCAGATGCCACTACCAGCTCCCGCCAGGGCGCATATTACAGACATCGACTTTCACACGCACTTGATTGCTGTTATTGACGTTGATATCACACCATTTTTAGGTAAGTCACAAAAGATAAACGTGACGCTACCCGATCTTTTGTTGCGAAAAATCGATGATTATGTAGACAAAAAACCAAAGGAATACAAGAACCGATCCTATTTTTTACAGAAAGCCGCGTTGATCGCGCTTGATGGCTGACAGCTCAAACAGTAAGGTCTGAATAAGGCAGGTTTGAGGCGGGGCCGGTGATTCGACCGCCTTGTATGACGGCCTTGTTGCCTGTGGATATTGAGTTGCCGGATACGGTGATCAGGTCGCCGCTGCGCAGTTGCACTATGCTGGTGCCGTCTGTGTTAACGGTTTGCACGGTGACAATTTGCTTGGCGGTGTCGGGTAGCAGGTTTTTGAATTTCAGCCAGGGGTTTACCATCGCCATCGCGGGGTCCTCAGTAATGTCGTTCCAGTTTTACGGTTTGCGTAACCTCGGCAGCTCCTACGCCGCTGATGCTTATCGCATTGCTCAGGCAGAGCGCACGAAATTGCGCCGCGCCCTGGGCGTTTCTGTACTCCACCAGATTGCCGGGAATAAGCAGCCCCGGCGAGCCCAGCCCCGGGGGCAACGGTACCTGCACCGTGATGACGCTCTGGTTGCCGCTGTCGGACATGATGGCCCTCGCCTTTTCGGCGATTTGCTGTTCGTCCAGGTAGAGTACGCCCACCACGTCTTCGGCTGGACGATCTCCGGCGGTGCTGCTGCGCACTACGTTGACCGCCCTGCCCGTGTGAATGCCGGAAACATAAACGGCGTTATAAGCCTGACTGGGTTGCCATTCCAAGGAAAAACTCAGAACCATCGACTCGCTGACAATATTGTCAACGGCGGCCAACGGCTGGGCATCCCATTGCCAGGGCAGCGCCTTGTATCGCCGTTTTATTTCAAACTGATTTTGATCGGGCACCGCAATGGCAATGGCTCCGACACTGTTGACGATTTCAGAGACGACTTCCATGGGCGTTTTCGCTACATAGCTGTAAACATTCGCGCCGATTGTCCAGTCAGGCAGTAAGGGTTCCCAATTTGCTGTGAATCCGATGGCGCTTAGTTCTTCGTGGACTATTTGCGATGCTTGCAACGCTGCTGTGTATGTTTTGGTTTGCTTAGGTGCGTAAGGTAGTGCCAGATATTGCGTTCGACTGACTCCCGATATTTGATAGGTTTGCGCCGGAAATTGTGCGCGCATGTTGTATCGCTCTATCATGAATACCCAGCGATAACCGTTGATGATGACTTCAATTTCTTTTGCCGACACGCCATCCGGCGCAACCAGTGACAGGCTTGCCTGGTTGAGCAAGTCGCCGCTGAACGTCCAGACAAAGCTGTCGATATCGACGCTAATTTTTATGTTCTCGGCAAGCAGTGGGGTACCGCCTGCCAATTCGTTGATTTGCACGGTATTCATAATCAGGTAACTCGGTTTGTCTTCCGGTGCCTCAGGTTCTCCTGGCGGCGTGATGGGTCCGTCATAGTCGGGGTATTTGATGCCGATATAGGGATCCAGTGCATAGGCACTACGCCCAAAACCCCAGGGCAGTTTGTAATATCCCTGCCGCCGCGAGGGGGTGCCGTTCCACCGGGATGAACAGCGGGTATCGCGGGTCTGCGCCTGTTTTTCGGGCTGGTCGCCGGAGAAGTGAAAAAACACTTCGGGCGTATAGTTGAAGCTGTATAAATCCTGTCCGGCAAAGAGGAAGTTCAGCGGTTGCTGATTGGGCAGGTACGCGGGTAGATTGCCCGGTGCTGTCGGCGGTGCCAGCCCGTACAGGGCAACGCTATGCCAGCCGGTACTGCGGAGACTGTCTTTGAGCGGGATCCGGTTTAGATAGTGAAAGCCCGTTGCGCCAAACAATGCCCGGATCGAGTGATCCCAACGGCTGTGTGCAGGCGCACCGTCCTTGATGGTTTCATTACCCCAGACAAGCAGATGCGGCTGGGCGTTGCTGGCGGTTTCTTCTTGCCAGCCTTTGCGTGCGTGGGTGTCTTTCCAGCTGACCTGATCCCAGGGGCTGAGGTTGTCGCTTTGGAGAACCTCCGCCAACTCCCAAGGCGCTTGCTTCTGATGGTCTTGCCGGGTGCCTTCGTTCCAGTGCATTACACTTTGATGGCCTGCAGTCGCTCCTTTTTCCCAGCGACAATCAATTTGGCAGCTAACCGCCGGTATGGGGGCGCTGGCGTAGACTGTCTGGTCACGAAAATGAAACCCGGTGCCCGCTATGTAAGGGGCACCACCAAAGGCGAAATCAACCACGCTCATAACTCATCCTGATCGGGGATGACTGGACCATGCGCGATGGGCTGGTAATATTTTTTGGCCTGAAACACGGCGGTACCGATATTGCCCGTGCTGGAGCCTCCTGTGACAATCCACCATTCGGGTTCGGTGGCTACACCTGTCCCGGCAAACAGGCAATCATAGACGTAGCCGGTTTCATTGCCCGGCGTGGGGTGTACCCGGTCGCCAACGCTGTAGGTGGCACTGGGTGTCCAGACGGTGCCGTAATCGTCCTGGGCGACAACCAGCACCGCGCCGGTGTAGGGCGTTACAAAAAGCTGGTACAGGCCGGTGATTTCGTCGCTTTCGGTTTCGCCCAGGCAGACCCGCGCAAACACCGGCTGGCCTTCGCCGTCCAGCTCGCCGGTGTCGATGGCATCCCAGGTCAGCGCGGTAATGCTGCGCTTTGCGGGTGCGCCTTCCACTAACAGTTCACCGCTTACGAAAGATCGCATCAGTCAGCATCTCCACGGATCTGCACAGTGAATGAATCATTATTGGCGGTTGCCTGACCGGGCGTGACTACCCGGGTGATCCAGAGCGGTGCCAGTGCCGAATCGGTGTTGAAACGGATGGCATTGCCAGTTGACCAGCCTGTCCCCCACCCACCCAGACGGATAGCAAAGTACGGCACGCCGGTATTGGGGTTGATGGGTGCGGTGTCGGCGGATGTGGTACCTGTACCAATAACGCCCATTTTTTCGCCCACAATGTTGAAAGTGGTCGCGCCGGTAAACACCAGCGCCCAGCGTTCGGTAATCGCTCCACGGTTACTAATTTCCGGCGGGTTGTCGATGTCGTTGTATTGCGAGGTGGTGCTGTCACCGATGAGCGTATCCGACCAGACGGGGGAGGCCATCGAGAATGACTTTTGCGCAAAGAAGTGATGCACACGCGCCTGCAGGTCGCCGTAAACAACCGCACTGCTGATTGTGGTGCTGGCGGCGTCATAGTCTTGTGACAGTGGTGCCACCAGTGAAATGCTGCCGCTGATTTGTACATCGCCGATCAGGCTCATGTGCTCGATGCGATGCCTGGCTATCAGTGGCGGATTTAGCGGGGCAGAGGCAGCAGATTGCAGCAGCAGGGTGCTGGAAAACGTGATTTCCCCGGCCGCCAAATCAAGGCTGTACTGTGCCACATCCAGTGCCACGCCATCCTGATCTTCAATGCGCACTTCGGCCAGTGCCGTTCGGGGCAGTATAACCACGTCATCGGCCAGCGGGGTGCCAATGCTGGTATCATGCCAGTTGTTCAGCACGGCAATATCACCACTGCGGAAAATGGGCACACGGCCATCACTGGGGAGCCGCACCGGATCCAGCCCGATCAGATCGGCATCGAGCGGTACGGTCGAATACACAACGCAGTTATATTTGACGGAGTTGGCCTGCACATTGATGGCGGTGGCTGACATAGACGCGGCGTCCGTGGGGTCATCACAAAACACGATACTGACCGATCCGGTGGTTTGATCGACCGCGCCATAAATGCCCGATCCGGTGATTTCGCCATTGAAATTGGCGGTGGCGGTCATGATGCTGCCATCGGCTTTGAGTGCCGTAATCTGCAAACCGCCCGGCCGGATCGGTGCGCCTGCCGTCCGAAACGCGAGGGTGTTGATATAACCCACTTCGTTGGTCGTCGCTAGGGATTTTATGACGACAGAGCCATTGGTATTGGCTGGCCAGTCAGTCAGTGTGATTACACCGGTTTCGTAATTGATGGTGCCTACCTGCGTGCCAGCATTGGTTTTCAAGTCGATATTTTTATAGATGCGCCCCGACCTGTCCCGATACCATTCATTCAGCCAGGTGAATACGACTGATCCCGGCAGGATGGGGTCGGCAATGCCCGGTTTGAGTTCGAACTTAATTTCGTTGATCGGAATGCTGGTTGTTTTTTGCAACCCGGTCGCGCCCTGGGCAGTGACGGTGTAGGTGATGGCTCCATCCACCAGATTTCTGTCCGCTTCTACGTCTACCGTGCTTAATACAATATCACTCATAGTTTACCCCCCTGTTACCGCGCCATATGTATCGGAAAAACTGCCATAGACCGCCGATGAAGGCTTCGCTATGACCGACCGGTAGCTGGATTCAATGGTGACGGTGAGGAACACCTGATTTGCTGATCCGTCTACATAGGGGATTTTGACCTTGATTGTTTTCCAGTCCCCCCCCGACGACATGGGTCCCTCGCCGCCTGCAAACGTTCCGGTATGCCCCAGATCGCCCGTCCAGGTACCGCTGCCGTTGCCGGTGAAATATTCTTCCTGCAAGGCACCGCCATACCAGGTCTGTGCGTAAAACGCTGTGCTTTTGTTCAGATAGCTGCTGATCTGGATGGTTTTGTTATTCCGCGCCACCTTTACCGCACCGGTGCCGTAGTCCACGGTGCCGTTGCTGCCTTCGTTGCCGGTGAGATTGCCGTTGCCGTCGTCCACAATCGTTTCACCGTCCGGCATGTTGATGCTGATATTGCCTGCGTTGCCGGTTGGCACCGTGGTTTCAATCACTTCGGGCTTGCCTTCAGGGGGCGGTGGTGGCGGGGTGTAGGTGAATGTGCCAGTCAGTGCGGTGGCTTCCTCATAGACTACGTCCATTTCGGTGCCCACCAGTGGGAAGTCGGTCATGTACAATTCATATTCGCCGGTCACGTAGTTGATTCTGCCGGTGGCATGTCCCGTGAACTGGCCACCGGCATCCGTGGCGCTTTTGGCTCCGGCGTTTGATGTCCAGCTGACACTGACCGACCCTTTGAGAATCTGTTGTCCGGGGGTGATGGCGAGAATTCCGCTGACTTCTTTTTTCAGCGGTGGCGCTTCTGTCAGCAGGTTGTAGCGGATAAATTCCTGACTTAAAAAGCTGTAAATGATGGTGCTGTCGGCATCGGGCAAGGCCGCCGTGGTGAAAATCACGCTGCCGGTGGCGTAGTTGATGCTGCCGCTGCCCTGCCCGGTGAGTGCCCCCGCGCCGGTATCCCGCAACTGTACCCATTTGCCCAGCGCCATGTACTCGACCATCAACGATCCGGGGAACGGCGGCGCATCGGCAAGATTCAAGGTGTAATTGTATTGACGATTCTGAATGCTGATCGGTATAAAACTGCTGTAAACCCGTCCGATTTTTGGCGCTCCGGGTTTGTAACGGACAACTGAAAAAGACGGATATATGTTCACTGTCGCCAAAAGCTCTATATACCCTGTCTCATAATCAACGCTGGCGCTGATAAAATAATTTCCGGGATCCGATACTATTATCAAAGTGCCATCGCCGCGGTCATCAAACACAGCATTAACAATTTCAATGTGCAATGATAGCGGCGTAATGGAGCCGCCCAGGTATAGAGTTGTTTTTTTGATAAGTGCATTTCCAATGACGTTGGGATATAACAACTCAATATTATTTTCCCCCGTCTGCACTATCGTAAACCTCCCCAGTGTGGAATCCTGATCGGCCAGTGGGGTTTCTGAGGTGGCGCTGGGGACGATGTTTTCATAGACCGTGGACACCTTGACTTCGAGTGCGCCGGAGAGTGCATTGGCGGAAAGGCGTTTCATGCCGAAGTACCGGGCGCTGTCGGCGACTTGTGTGCTCAGGAACCTGGCTGGCGTGACGCCGCCAATGCCGGTAATGCCTACTGCGTAGGGTTCGCCACCCGGATAGGTTTTTTCCAGCGCGGCGGTGATTTCGATGACGATTTCACGCCGCAGCAGCTCCATCAAGGCACCGTGAAAATCAACATAAAATGTTTTTTCCTCGTGCGTCACTTTGGTGACGCGGATGTATTGTTCATCGTCAGTGGTTTCGTTCATGATGACGAAGACTTCACCCACTTCCGGGATGCGTTCTTCAATGCGCTGAAACAGCAGCAGGCTTCGCTGGCCGACCAGCTGGTTCCCCAGCGGGTAAAACGGGGCAGACGTGCCCTTGACCACGTAGCTTTCTATTCTGTCCTGAGCGGACAGCCGCTCATCGGTCTGGCTTTCGGTGTTGAACAGCAACACGCTGACATGTTCGTCATCCGGCACGTCGGTCAAAATGACGTGTGCGCCCAGATACCTGTCGGTATTGTCGGTGTGCACGCCGACGAAAACTTTTCGCAATGACACATCGCCGGTGGTGCGGTCAATTCGTGAGATGTCTTCGAACAGGTTGTTTACATCACCGCTGACAACCTGCGTTCCGGTGGCACGGCCACCGCCATCGTCGTTGTCGGTTAATCGCTGGCTTTCCAGCAGTTTTACATCACTGGCCAAAATGGTCATCAGATGGATACCTCTATAAGTCGGATTTCAAGGGTGTAGACATGATCAAGGCCGGGACTGGCCTTTCTGAAGACTTCGCGGGCAACGATGGGGGCTTGTCCGCGATCAAAGATGACTGTTTTTATGTCGCCATTGGCGAGGGTCAGGGTCATGCTGGTTACTGACTGGTCTGCCAGGGTTTTTAAATAGATGATTTCAGCACGGGAAACCCATGTGCCATCACCGGTAGCGAGCACTATTTCCCGCCCGGCCTGTTTCGCGCCTTCTTGTACTATGGCGCTGCCTGCCAGGCTGTATTTGATGTCTTGCACAACCGGCGTCCAGTCGAATTCGTTAATCCATTGAATGTCTTCGGGCAAGGTGGCGGTAGTGGTGCCGTCGGTCAGGGTTACGTTCATAATGTGGTCAGTCCTGTACGGGCGAGCAGGTCGAGCAGCTGGGTCGGGTTGTCGGTTTCCAGCTCAACCTTCTGGGAATTCAGCCGCAGCTCTATGACCTGTTTTTGTGTATTGGCAGCATACTGAGTGGCGTTTTGTGGTGCTGACGCTGCCCGCACGGGGGTTTGTGTGGTCAAACGCTGGCGTTCTGCTTCCCTTTTACTCTCGGCTTCCCTGTCCCGTTCTGCCTTGTTTTCGATGGCTATTTGCTGCATTTTTTTGCGGTGTATCTGCTCAAGGATCCGGATGGATTCTTCAGCATTGCGAGCCGCTTCAGCGTTACCCTGGGCGATGGCTTCCTGATATTGCTTTTCGAGTTCGGCTTTTTCGCGGACAAAATTCCTGTTTTCAATGCTTTCGGTTTTGCCTTCGAGGCTGTCAAGCTGGTTCTGCAGGTTTATCAGGGTGCTTTCGGTGCTTTGATTTAGCGCATCCATGGCGCTTTTCGCCGCGGCAATGGCGCTTTGCAACTTTGACAGGTCGCTTTCATTGAGCAGGTTGAACTGTTTGCTCGCCCCGGCAGCCAGATAGTTCAGTTCCTCGAAGGAGCTTTTGCCGTTTTCCAACCGATCCAGCAGGCCGCGCAGGGCGATTTGCTGGCGATAGTATTCTTCGGTGACGCGGGCGGCATTTTGCTGCAGTTCGGCAAAGTAGTGCCCAAAACTTTGATTCATCCAGTGTGCTTGCGCAGTGGCAAGGCGCTCTACCGATTCGCGGGCTTCCTCGTACTTGCTACGCAGCAAATCCATGTCATCGAGCGGCTTTTTACCAAATTGCATTTGTTCAAAGGCTTGCCCAGCGGCCTCTGACAGGCCGTGCATGGATTGCGTGGTCGCGTTGATAATCGCGGCAATGCCCCCGGCAATGACTCTGGCCGATTCGCCAAATTCTTCGGATTTTTCTTTGACTTCCTCGATGCCATCTTCCAGCTTTTTTAACGCGGGTACTGACTTTTCAGCGCCATCCTTGACCTCCTCCAACCCTTTGCCGGGTTTGGAATTATTCAGCTCCTCTCCCTTGTCCTTTATCTGGCTGAGTCCGGTCTTCCATACTTCTGCGGTGATTTCTCCGCTTTCTCCCAGGTCATCCCAGGTGTTTTTAAGTGCATTCAACTCGGCACCATTATTGACCGAACTCAATGCCTCAGTAAGTGCCATGCCCATGCCAGCCGCCTGAACGCTTACTTCATCGGTGCCCGCCTTGAGTACAGCATTGAGCTCTTTCAAGCCGTCTATCGCACCTTTCGCATCGACGGAGACTCCCGTCAGAAGCTGCTGCATGTCGATTTTGTAACGATCCAGCAGTTGGCCGGATTCGGCGACCAGCTTTTTCTTTTTGTCCAGATTCTCCTGCTCTTTCTGGTTCATCAGATCCAGCGTTTGCACGGTGTTGACCGCGCGCTGTACTTCCAGCCCCGCCAGTTCAACTTGCAGCGTTTTCTGATGCTCGCCCAATTCCAGCAGTAGCCGGGTTTTTTCTTCTACCGGCCCCATGCCGTTGGCGACAGCCTCATAGAGTATTGGCCAGGCGGCCAGCCGGTTTTGGGTTTGTTCGATTTGCGCCCCGATCTTCTGATCGGATGCCGCCACATCGGCCAGCATCTGGTCAATGGACTTGGCGACCACTGCCGGGATGGTGGCGATCTTCTCGGCGGCAGCGGCATGGGTTTCGGCCAATTTGCCAGGCACGGCTTCGGCGTCTTTATACAGGTCAAAATAAATGTCACGAATGTCCTGCACTCGTTTTTCATGCTCCGCGGCGGCGGCATCCAGGGTGTTGTTGTTGAATACGGTCTGAAACGCTTCCCAGCCATAGCGCATATTTTCAAAGGCGAGAGTGACACCTTCCGCCATGGCAACACCGGCAACGCGGACGGTTGCGAACTCATCCCGCAAGTAGGTGCCGATTTCCCAACCTGCCAGAAAAGCGGCGGCAGCAATGAAGGCGACGTTCATTTTGTTGGCGATCAACGCCGTTGCCGTCATTTCGGTATTTAACAGCCTGAGTGCGGCGGTCGCGGCGGCAGCACTCTTGGCTGCGACCACACCCATGGCCGAAAAGGCGACGCGCAAGCCTGCGGCACCGGCGGCGATGGTGCCGACCACGGCCGCAGCGGCGCTTAATTCCGGGAACTTGTCGATAAACTCGCCAACGGCGGCGGCGGCTGTTATCAGCCCTTCGGCTGCCGCAGCTATGGCGGGCAAAAATACTTCACCCAGATTAATAGCAATCACTTCGACGGCATTACTTAGCCGTTCAAGTTGCGCCTGGGTTGTTTTCATGCGCTCCTGAAATTCCCGATCCAGGGCGCCGGAGGTGGCTTGTCTGTCGGTAACCAGTCCCAGGGCTTTTTCATAATCCCCCAATGAGCCTACCAACAGGGAGATGTCATCCTGGTATTCGGCACCAAACATGCGGGTCAGGATTTCGGCACGGCTTTTGCCGTCCAGTCGCTCCAGCGTTTGCAGGAATTCGATCAAGGCTTGTTGCGGTTTGTCGCGCACATCGGCGGCTAACTGCCCGGCGGAAATGCCTAACGCATCAAGCCCATCCCGGAAGGACTTTGAGCCGACTTCCGCCGTTTGCAGTTTTGACAGCAGCGCGTTGATACCGGTGGCGGCGACTTCAGGCGGTTTGCCCAGGGCGATGAAGGCCGCTGACAGGGCAGCGGCTTCTTCGGCAACCAGCCCGAACTGGCGGGATGTGCCGCCGATGCGGGTCATGGCATCGACAATGTCTTTTTCTTTGGCGGCGGTATTGTTGCCCAGGGTGTTGATGGCATTGCCCAGTAATTCCACTTCGGCTATCGGGATCTGGAAAACGTTTTTCAGTTCGGCTATGGCTTCCCCCGCCTGCTCTGGCAGCATGTTGAAGGCGGTGCCCATTTTGGCGGCCAGCAGGGTGAAGGCCTCGATGTCATTTCCGGCAATACCCAACTGCCCTGCCTGGGCGGCAATGGCTGCCAGCCCGTCGGCACTGATCGGTAACTCGGTTGACAGCCGCTTGATGCTGTCGGATAGCTTGGCGAATTCATCATCGCTGACATCCACGACTTTGCGCACATCCGCCATGGCAGATTCAAATTCGATTGCCTTCTTTGAGGCGGCGACCAGACCGACAGCACCGGCGGCGAATCCGGCCAGCTGGCCGGCAACGTTGCCTATGGCGTCTGCCCAGCCATTGGTCTCCTGGGACAACTCATTCACCCGCTCCTCCATCGCCAGATGCGCCTGCGCCAGCTCGACGCCGGTCAACATGCCGGATTCTCTCAGGTCATCGTAGGCTTGCCGGGCTTTGCGGATTTCCTCTTCGATTTTGGCGTGCGGTATGAGATTGAGGACTTCGCGGCCTTTGGCCACTTCGGCCAATGACTGATAGGTCTCCAGTAGTTGCCGGGTTTCTTCGTCCAGATCCTCTATGGCCACCAAACCCCGTTCGGCATCCCTGGCCAATTGCATGAACGCCTTGATTTCGTCCGGCGATTTACCCAGCTCCTTGAGCACATCGCGCCAATCACGGCGCAATGTGCTAAGGTTTGAGGTAGCGTTGTCAATGTCAATATCAAAATTTAATTGAATCGATTCTCTGGACATATTTATGATGACTCAGATCAGGAAATTTGTTTATCAGCACTTTTTTATACTGACCATTCTGGCGGTGATCGGTGCCGTGATGATGTATGCCGTTTACCCCGAAGCACCGGTCTATGTGATCGGGTTCACGGCTATGGGGGTGTTTATCGCCCTACCCGCCTTTTTGCTTTTTTGCTGGCTGATAGGGCTTTTGCGGTAGACACTTTTGCGTTACGCGGCGGCGCGGGTGAAGAACTTGGACTTGCCGGTACCGGTCACGCTTTCGTCTGCCAAGACTTCGCCCTCGATGCTGAACGAGCTGAAGTCGTCTGAAATCAACCCCAGACCTGAGGCGGGAGATGGCTTCCAGCGGTATACCTTGACGGTGTACGCCTTGCCGTTCGAATCGTTGATGCCATCCAGAACTACGGCGACATCCGCGCCACTGTCTACCAGCGCTTGCAGGACTGAACCGGCTTTTTTGGTGTAGTCCACCAACAACGCCTGCGCGTCGGTGATGGTGCCTGTGCTCAGCACTTTGATGCCTGCGGCTGTAACCTCGTAATCGGTGCCCACTGTGTAGGTGGTTACACCTGTGTCATCGGTAACGGTTACGGTCAGTTCCTTGTCGATCATGAATTCGGTAGCCGCCAAGCCGTCATGAACGGCTGTGATGGCTTCGTCGGTAACCGCTGCCGCTGTAACGGTTTCAATCAGGCCGCGCAAGGCCAGCGCCAAATTGTTATTACTGAAGCTGTTCAGCTCCATGGAAAGTTTCACGGCGGTTACGTTGGTGACCGAAGCCGAGTTACCGCCACCACCACGGTAGTTTTTCTGGGTTTTGGTTTCCTGCTCGATGCTGAAATTGACATTCGAGCAGTTGCCGACGTCGCGGCCATTGATATAAACAACTCCTGAACCGATGTAGGCTTCATTCAGTGTGGTTGACATGTGCGTCTTCTCCTGCGTTTTTGAGGTATAAAAAAACCCGCAATGCGCGGGCTGGTGTTGGGTTTAGGCGATGGTTTTATATTTTGTCCGGATCCGAAAGATACTCGCTCCAAAGTATTTTGATGCGTACCTGAACACTGACAAAACCCGAACCGTCATCGGGGGTCTGAATGCTTTTGCCGTCATACTCGCCCCGAATGATCAAGCCGGGATGACGCTGAATCGCGGGAAACAGCGCCCGCTTTATGTCGGCCAGCAAATAGTGCGCGGCATCCAGCGGGTTGTCTGGATCGGATTGCGCGAAGCCTTCAATCGTTACGGCTTCGCTTAGCTGCACCGTGTTGTTGCCTGCCCGTTTGTCTACGGTTTCATCACCTTCGTGGATGAGCAGCAAGGGAAAGCTTTCATCCGGGGATATGCGCAAGCGGCCGCGACTGACCCGCAATCCGGCATCGCTGCCATAGCCATTGGCCAGGGTGATTTTTTCAAGTTCTGTCTGGATCTGTTTGATTACGGTCAGGGCTTTGCTGTCCATCAGTTACTGGCTCCAGATTTTTTTCATTTTGTCTTCAAAAATTACCGCTAAACGCGCCTGAATTCTGTCCATGCGGCCGTCTTGTTTTCGCAGTCTTGAAAACGCACTGGCCAGACTAAAGCCCCAGGCTGGCTCCGGCGCTCTTAGCTGGCCACTGTGGTTTTTTGACCGCAGCGGGAGCTTATACTGGCTGCGGGGGTTGATAAATCCGGCGGCCATTTTTTGGCCACCAATAAAGTCGACCATGATTTTAGCCCGCGTCGGGATGGCCGTTGACAGTGCCCGGTAACGATACTCTTTGACGGGTATGCCTTCGGCGCTGGCCAGTACTTCGGCGTAGGCTCTGCGGGTTGATGCCCGCCGAATGCGCGAGCGTTGCTGCAGGGCGCGCATGTTGATGCCGGTGGCCTGCTGTGTTTCGTTGAGCATCTCTTTGCGCACCTCAGCGGCGGTCGCATTTACCGCCGACACAGCGGCCTTTAAGGCTTCCCGCTCGGTTAATCCGAACAGGTGCTGGGCGCGTTCGACGCCTTCAAAGACAATTTTTACACTCATTCACAAGCCTCAAGCCATGAATTGCACAATAACGCCATCATCGCCCCCTTCGGCAATGCCGCGCAGGTTATACGTGTTGGTGCCCGTCTGGATCTGGTCGCCGCGTTGAAAAGGCCGCCGAAATTGTACTGACAGCATTTCGAGCTTGTGCCGGTAGTCGAGCAGTTGCCCATCCATGCCCATATAGGGGGTATTTCGGGTCTCGTATACCCATATTGGGTAGGAATCGCCCGTTTCTGGCTGGTAGGTTCCGTGTTGACCTGCCAAGGCTTCAGTCATCAACAGGATTTCATCGCGTTTGGACACCTCATCGACATATTCAACGAGGTACCAGCCGGCACTATCCCGATGGCGCACCAGCCAGTTCTGGGCAATGTCGTCCCGCTGCCGCAGTCGCAGTCGCAGTCGCAGGATTATTTTGATGCCCGTGCGCAGTCCATCGGTATTTACAGACCGGTTCGCAGGGGCTTCAATGTCTGCCCAAGCCAGTGTCTTGACGCCTGTCGGGCTGATTAGCTCGATGCGGTGCTTCAATTTACCGGCACGCATTAGCCTAACCTCGGCAATTTGTGACCGGCAATCAGATAATCCACCGTCATCGGTACCCGGTTCAGCGCTGTTTCGCTCAGGGCTTCGCGGTGTTCGTACCAGGTGCCTGTCAGGATCAGGGCGGCGCGCAACAAATCCGCCGGTAACGGGGTATAGCCTGCAGTGACGGTGATTTTTACACTCATCAGTGCCGAATGGGTTGCTGGCCAGTTGGTGCCTTGCGCTGGCCGCACTTTTATGGGCAATTCGCGGTCATCCAGTACCCATTCGGCCAATACTTGCCAATCACCGGCGGTATCCCGGTATGCCACCTGATCGACGGCGATAATGGGGCTGTGGTTGAGCAATACCGGGGTGGTGAATGCATCCAGCACAATTTCAATCGGGCGCGGGGTAATTACGCGGCGAGTGAGGTTTTCCAGCTTGAGCAGCGCGGCATCCCAGAGCGATGCCAACAAGGCGTCATCGTCGCCATGTTCTATTCGCAGGTGCTTTTTGATGTCGTTTAAGGGCGCAGGCATAGGGCTTTCCAATGTTCTTGGTCAAGGTCGTGGGAAGATACGGGAACCTTGCGGCTCCCGTCTTTTACAGCGCCACCACTTACACTGACAGGGTCAGTGCCTTGATGGCATTGCTGTCTACCAACATGCCGCCAACGCGCTTGGTGGTGTAGAAACCCACGTTCGGCTTGTTGGTGTAGGGGTCACGCAATACGCGCACACCCATTCGGTCAACAATGGTGTACCCCCGCTTGAAGTCGCCAAACAGGATTGACTTGGCAGCCGCGCCAATCGCTGGCATGTCTTCGTTTTCGACAATCGCGTAATTGAGGATGCTGGACGGTTGACCGGCCTGCAAGCCAGGTTGCCAGAGGTAGTTACCATCCGCGTCTTTGAACTTGCGAATGTGCGCGACCGTCAACCCGGCCATCATGAAGCGGGCAGCCGAACGATAGCCTTGTTTCAGGGCGTAGATCAGGGTTATCAGGTCGTCGCCATCAAAGTTCCCCGAGGTGCCCGAGGTGACTTCTTGCAGGGTTCCGAAGGCGCGCACATTGTCAGCCGTGGCTGCGAATGCGTGATCCAGAATGCCCTTGGGTTTGTTCGAGCCGTCACCCGAGAGGAAGGCGGCACCTTCTTTTTCGGCAAACTCGATGGCCACTTCGCTTTGTATCCACTGTTCTGCATTGAAAAACAGATCATCCAGCGCGGTTTGTGTGGCTTGCGGGTTGGCGTAGATTTCGCCCATGGTGGCGACGATTTGCGCCAGTGTCGGGGTGCCAGTCGCGGGGCGGGCAGAGGTTTCACCTACCCAGCCGGATCCTGCGCCACCCAGATTCACCAGGCGCTTGTAATCGGTGGTGCCAATGGTCATTTGGCCACAGACCTGACGCATGGGGGAGACAACGCGCATCAACTGCAGGATGTTGCGGTCGAAGTCTTCCGGCACGGCATAGCCCCCATCAGCATCAACAGTGGTTTGCAGGGCTTTGCGCTCCAGATTGCGCAGGCCGTCGTCATGCCCCTTGCGGATGAACTGGTCAAACGCGCTTTTGTGGTCGGCAACGATTTTACTGTCGGCGCCGGTGGCTCCTGGTCGCTTGAATTCTTTCAGTTC